GCCTGTCTTGGCGCTCCTCTCATGAATCCCTTAAATTCAAAATCCCCTTTAGCAAGAAGGGCCTCATCCGGTATGATTGTCCGATCTGAGCAGGATAATCCACCAATCGCGGAATTTGCTGCGGGAGGAAAGTTAGGAAACTGAATCGGCCCCCTTGGGTACAAAAAATTAGCGAGCGATGAGTATTTATCCGGTGCCGATCTAAGGGTATCCAAAAGCCCTCCAACCGTGGAAAACGTCAGCACGTCCATATTGAAATCGTCGATGCCGAATTTCCATCCCGGCTGGAGCTTCAACTGTCCGCTGCCAATTTGGCCTGTATTGATTGGGGCCAGGCTCATGCCATTTCCTTTACTACCAGCATTTTTCCTGCAAGCGCCGCCGTCATTGCTGCTCCTACCTGTTGACCTATGTTTGCCTGATCCGGAGGAGTTATGGGGGCCTTTGGTATTGGAGCGGGAACAGCAATGGAAACTCCAGTGCTGTTGAATGTACCCATCCATTGCGAATCCGAGGTTTTACCCGTAACCCACGTCTGCCCATTTTCCTTGCGGTCATCGATCCGCTCCTGCCGCTCCAGCGCGTGGGCGTCCCGCGTCCGCTGTGCCTTTTCGGCTCCGCTCATGTGGCGTTCCTTGATTTCCTCCGCAGCAAGCTCATCCTTGAGGTTCTGGAGCTTGTTATGATGCCGCATATTTTCAAGCCCGACGCTGTTCGCGACGGCGATGTTTTCCGCGTCAATTTGCGCCTGGATCGATTCGAGCCGCTTCTTGGCGTCGGTGTTGTACTCCTGCGCGATCCGGCGCTCGGCGTCCACCTGGGCCTCGGCGATTGCGTATTGCCGCTCTTGAAGCGTCACCTGTTGCGCCGCAGCGGTTTGTAACTGCGCCTCTATCTGCTCCCGCTGCTGTGCGTTCTTGGTAAAATCCACAGCATTTTCGGCCGATTTCTCCACGTAATCAGCCCAAATCTTTGTGATCTCCGCGTCTCGTTCACGGCCTTCAATCTGCATATCCTGAATGGCAACCAAATCGCGCCCCTTTTGAATTTGGGATTCGACTCCAACGAGCCTGCTTTTTTCGGAGCGCCCGGCGGTTTCGCGCTCGGCGTCTGCCTGCCGGTTGCTGTCCGCAATCAGCGCAGCCTCCTGTTTTTTGTCCGCAAGATGCCGCGCCATGATCGCCGTATTCCGCTCGTTCTGCTTGGCGGTGATCTCAGCCAGTGCAGCCCCCTTGAAGTCGTACTCGTTTTTGTCCTCCGCAGCATCGGCGGAAAGAGTGCCTGAAATGAGCACCGCCTGATTCGCCTCCATCTCATCGTCATGCCGCCGCTTGGCGAGCGAAATCTGCGCGGCCATCAAATCGTTCTCGTTGCTGATTTGCTCCCTCCGTTGGCTCTCCGAGAGCGTAATATCGGAATTGATCTCCTGGACCTTCTGCTCGTACTCAGCTTGAATTTTGACGTACTCGGCGGTATCCTTTTTCCCAGCCAATTCAGCTTGCGCAGCCCAAACGGAAGCTTCACTGGATCGAATCTTGATACCAATCGTCTGCTGCTCAATATTGACCTGACGCTGTGCCTCCTGCTCAATGTCTTTATTGAGTTTCTGCTGAATCTTAAGTTGGTCGGCGACCTCTTTTGCGTGCTTGGCTTGAGCCTCGGGATTGCCTTTCAGCGCATCATTGACGTGATCACCTTCGGCCTCCATGTCCTGCAGTTTCTCCTCCCCCTCAATTCTTACCTTCAAGAGCTCCGCCTGCTTTTCTCCGCTGTTTTTCAGCACGTCGGAGATTTGAGCCTGGTCTATCATTTGGTCCGTGCGCTGTTTTTCGAACCGATGGATTTTGTTCTGGGCCTCAACCTCTTGATCTCCGATACGCTCGTTGCCCGTCCGATGCCGGTTGGCTGCGGAGCGCAATGTAACCACGTCCAATGTCGCCGCGACCGCGGCGCCCATCACTTTTGAAAATCCGCTCGTTTTACGAATCGTATCGTGAAGGTCCTGCGCGACCGCTGCGTATTTTTCCACACCACCCGCGAGTGACGATTGGCTCCCTCCAACATGAATACGCTGCATGTCCCGCTGCGCGTCACGGGCCTTCGTGACGGCCTCTTGGTAGGATTTCCATGCCTCGATGCCGACGGCCACCGCTGCCGCGATTCCTGCGCCCATTGCAAGACTGCTTGCGCCGAACGCCATCTCCAAATGACCGGACGCGGCGGCGAGCGCATCGGTTCCAGTTCTGGCCTTCGAAATATCCTCGATGAAGCCGCGAGCCTGGGAGGTGACGGCTCGTTCCCCCTTGAGATGGAATGCCTCCTTTGCCTTGTCCCCGGCTCTTTTGACTTTTCGCTCCAGCCCTGAAACGCCCTGCTCCAGCTTCGTTCCATCGGCGCTGAATTCGAAAATTACCTGCTCTTTTTGCGTTGCCATATTATCCGCGGCCTCCAACGGTTGAACCGGACAGGCCCCGCGTTTTTGCGTCGATGTAGAGTTGCATGTCGGCTATCAGCGTGGCGATGGCTACGGACCCGATCGGGAACCGCGCCATGAGTTGCTCGATGCCGGGTGTGTTGTTCTCCATCATTACCGATGCAACGGCAGTCCCCGTTTCGGTCAACGTGGCCTTCCCAAGAATCTTTTCGGCTCTTACTTTCGACATACCCTTTTTGGATTCGCTCCCAAGCAGCCGCGCCGCCGCCAGCCATCCGACGGCGGTAAATCCGAGGCCGCGATCCCGGAGCGCGACCACTGCGGCCTGGAACCTCGCGAGAGCGGCTTTGCTGTCCGTCTCACCGGGCAGCCGCTTAAACTGCGGATTGTCTCGAAATCCCTTTGGTGTACGCAGCGCCCATCCCTGCGCCATCACATCGGCCCGCACTTTCGCCTTTGCCGCTTTGTGGTCAACGCTGGCTTCGAAAAGATCGATGGCGAGATTTCCTCCCTGATGCTTGACGCAATCCGCCGGCAGCTTATGTGATAGTTCCATGTACTTTCCAAAAGTCTGTTTGAGCTGAACTTCGAGAGGTGCGGCCATGATTAGAGTTTTGACGCGGTTTCTTCGAATTTTCGAATGGCATCCTCTACGGCGGAGGCGAGGAAGACCCTATTGCCTTCACGGAAGTTGTGGCTGTGGAGGATGGCGTTTTGTTCGGGGATGCTCATTTCGTAGAGTGTTTGTTCTTTTGACCACCCGCAATGCTCGGCGAAGAATTCAATTAGGTATCCCCACTCGGAGGGAGGGTCACTTCCATTTTTTTTTGACCCGGCGCCGGCGAAACCACGATAGCTGTGCGGGCCTCGGCTTTTTCAAGCTCCAACCGAATCCGTTTTCCTTCGGCTTCGTCGGCCTCGGTCAACTTATCCACCCAGGCGAACAAATCCCCGCGCACCTTATCACGGTCTGCGTACACCTCCTTGACTGCTTCCCGTAAATCGTCCCCCGCCGTCGCACCGCCGCGCTTTTGGAGAATCCACATCAAGGCCAGGGTTTGGATGCTGTCCAGGTCGTACTCAGCGTTGATCAGGAGATACCAGAGCCGAGTTGCCGCCCGGCCCTTGGGCCAAAGCGGTGTCCCGGCAAAGACGTAATCAGGTCGGAGGAGTTCGTTTTCGAGTTCGAAGTCAGTTTTAGAATCGGTGTTTATCATGTGGAAAATATTGCGTATTTGGTTTCCCTGTCCGCGTTCTTACTCAAAAGCACGGCATGACCCTTGTGGCGCATCATGATCATCGTTTGGCACCTTGGGTCCCGCATGATCTCAGCCATCGAATCCCGAGCTCTCAGAACTTCACGGCGCCATGTTACGGGTAGATGGGCTTCGCGGCGTTCGGCATCGAATGGAAGCCGGTATTGCCGCTCGATCTTCGCGCAGTTTCCATCATCCCAAAATTTGAATGTCCGGCCTGAAATCTTGAGAAGCTGATACCGCGCGGAAACGAGGCACGCGGCCAACTGGATTTCATCCGTCTCGAAGGTGACGAGCGGAGCCGAAACGATGGGCTTCAAATTCGCCTCGCCGTGCTTGACCTGGTATAGCCATTCCCGAGCGTCTAGAGCCTGCCTCATCCATGTCACCGGATGATCCGGATCGCGGGCCTCGAATTCCGCCTTGTGGCGATACCAGTTATCGAGTACCGCAGCGGTCAGAGGGTAATCCCCCCACTGATGGGAGGCTGTAAAGTGCCAACGATGCCGGGATTCCTTCCATTCCGACTGAAATCGTTTATCGACCGGCATCCCGTCCATAAGCTGAAACCCGAGCGTAAACAGGATGGCCGCAAGCTTGATGTTGTCGGTCGGAAATGACTCGACTCCGCATTTAGAATCGTAGGACAGCATCGGTGTTCCCTAACTAATTAATTCCGGGCAACTGCCTCGCCGATACGGTAAAGTCACGGTTCTGCTCGGCCTGATGATCTTCGGAGGTATTCTGCGTGTAGATTCCGCCGCTCGTCACGCCGTTACCGCTGATCACGTCGGCCAGGGTAATCACGACGCCAGGAGATGCCGCTGCAATTCCAGTGTTTCCGGATAGCACACCCTTCACGTCGTACATCGCCTTGAAATCGTGATAAGTCGAGGAGTCGGTGTATCCAACAGCGGCGTTGTAAACGTCTACGAGTTTGGAGTCAGCCTTTCGGCCCCACGTCTGCACGCTGATGCCGGTCTGGGCGGCGAGGAGGAAGGTGAAGGCGGTTGCGCCTCCAACGGGAACGGGAGCGGGATAGGCCATATTATTTGCGGGTTATTTGGGGTATGAAAAGGAATTTAGGACAAGTCAATGCAGATGCACTGGACGGCGTACCCGCGCACGTAACGACCCGTCTGCTCGCTGCGGGCACTCTTCCGCTGCCGAGTTCCTTCGCATCGAAATAAGCCCTGTGACGCGGCATTGATGGCGTAATGCAGGGCCACGTTATCGAAGGTGAGTTCGATCCAATGGAAGAGGCTGTCGATGCCCTCCTTTTGGGTCTGCTCGTCGACCTCCATCCAAAGGATGATCTCGGCGTTGACGTTGTGGTATATCGGCTCCGGTGTGGCGATGCCGTTGGAGATGGTCGCAGCGTTCTGGGGGAATGCGGTCCCGTCCTTTACGCATTTCACGGTCAAGTGCGCATTCTGGAGGTTTCCGGGCTGCTCCGCTGTCGGTTCAACGTCGCCAAAATACTCGCTGCCTCGAGGGAGTAGAGCGGCGAGGCCCTGAATGGGCGCCATCAGGCGGATAATCGTCTGCTCAAGATTACCCTCAAGGCTGGTAATGTTAGCTGCCAATTTTAAGCTCCAGTTTCATCGTAAATGTCGGATCGGAATCATTCTCCGCGCTACCGGTCTCGGTGATGAAATATTTCACATTGGGGGCCGTCTTCCGAAAAACAATGGTGAGTTTCAGTGGGTAGCCATTTGGAAAATCCGCCTTCGTGCAGCAAAGATTCTGCTCGTTCTTGTAAAACCGTCCCCCGATCTCGACCTCATAGCTGGCTGGGTTGTTGCCCTGGACGGCCTTGAACTGCTGCCCAGTTGTCTGGACAATCCAGTCACTTCCGGCGATGCCGTAAAGCTCTTGAAATCCCTCGGCTATCGCGTCTGAAAACTCGCTCATAACGATTTCGGAATAAACAGCGGCGAGGGCGGTGCTGCCGCTGGCGCGATGGGATAGGTGGCTAGCCCCTGGTGTCGAAGCTGGATGCGAGTATCGAGCATAACCTTAAATCCTAGGGACCGCGCGAGGTCGCAGAGCAGCCAATCCTCAGAGAGGTATTCACCGTCACGGACGCCGACTGGAAAGAAGTCCCATTGGTCCTCCCCGTGGTTCGTGTAAACGGGTGCCGATCCGGAATCGATCATGCTTTGGAAAACGCTCCGATGTACCCGCATAAAGCCGGTGCCGCTTCGGGAAACCTCAATGATGCCTCCGAATGCCGTGGCCTCGTGACCCGGGAGCGTCTGAAAAACCGGCACAAGATCGAGCTGCTTCTTTGGGTAGATTCCGCAAAGAATATCGTGGTCGTTCTCGCACAACCACGCCAAGTCCTGTGGCATCGCCACGATATCAGCATCCCAGAAAAGCAGGTACTCCGCATCCGTTTTCAAAAATCCTGCAACGGCGATATTGCGGGCTCGACTTACGAGAGAATCAGCGAACGAGCAAGCGCGGATCGTGGGGCATTGGGACAGGCAACACATGAAGCTCATCATGTAATCGACCATCACTTTCCCGTCTCCATTTGACAGGATCGGAACGAATAGGCTTTTTGTATCTCTCATTTGCAGAATCAAAAAGCCCCGCCCCAGCGGTCGGCGGGTGGCGGGGCTTTAAATGGGTTGGTGTTCTGGGTTACAGGGGTTCGATGCGCTTGGCTCCAATGGCGGAAATTGAAAGCGGGAAGCTGCCGTTACCTCCAGTCACGGAGCCGATAAAGAAGAGGAAAGGACCAGCCGCCCGGGTGTCTAGCCCGAATACCTGAGATTGGTTGGTATTGTTGGTCGTGAAAGACGATATATTGTAGTTGATCGTCGGGACCGTGTTCGGTTGATAGACGTTGATCAGATACGCCAGGTTCGTGGTCGTCAGGGTCAACTGCGAAACGTTGATATTCGTGGCACCGAGACCGTTGGAATTGGGGCCACTCTGAAAATAACCAGAGACGGTGGGAGCGATGCCGGAGCCAGCCCCGGAGTCAACTTTGAGCGCGATCTTCCCTATGAAGCTCGCCAGAGAGACTGCGGCGCTGTTGATATTCCCGCCATTGGTTGCCGACAGGGGCGGAATGACTGTGAGATAACTCAGGTCTGTAGATGCGTCGAGTGTGAACATAGGTCAGGCTGCTTTCTGTTTTTGGGATAGGTTTTCCAGCCGGCGCATTTCGGCTTGCGCCGTCTGTCGATCTTCGGCGGTCGGTTTGCGTCCGCTGCCGAGCGCCACCAGACGGCCAAAGGCCATCTTGTCGACGATATCGACGATGGTATTCGCCATGCCGATATTCAGTCTCTTGACGCGTCCGCATCGGCTGGCCGTGCTCTTTCCGTCCTCGGTGGAATCGGCGAGTTGTGGGCCTTCGGCGGGCTCCATTTCGGCCAGGCCGATAATGGAGTTTCGAGTGAGGAACATTTGCATAGTTTGTAGAATTATGCCCCCGCGTTTCCAGAAACGCAAAAGGCGAGTTCGTGACGGACACTGTTGTCGGTCCACTGCTGGACGGTGAGCCGGATTTGGCCGGAGAGATCGAGGCTGTAAGGGTTAACGACCATGTCGATACCCGCCCAATCGGCGACCACGTACTCCGAACCCACGCCCATGATGACGAGGTTATTCGGGACGTTCTGGGTCGCGGTGGCCGGGTATCCGTTGACCTCATCATCCTTCCAGATGGGGACGGAGGCGACCGTGGTTGCACCGGTGAGCACAACCGCCGTGCTCTTGAGGTTGCCCTTGACCGGAGGCGACGTGAGCCAGGACATCGGGCCGATGTCAGCGTTCGCGGTCTCGATTGCGGTCTCAAACTTCACGATCTCGGCGAAGGTCGGAGAGCCGGAGGTTGCAAAATTCAGGACCTGGACGCCAGGGATATTCAGGAGTCCGAGCGGTTGACCATTGGTGCCGCTGCCGTTGATCATCGCCCGATTTTTCTCAACCGCCATGATGCGAGCGATGTAATTGCGAACCAGAGCTTCGACGGAAAGCGATGCTTGGGCGACAAGCTGCTTGTCATAGGCCATCGTTGCGGCCAGTCGGTGCGGGACGAGCGCGAGTTGCGCGAATGTCATATCTGCGCCGGATACCGTACCGCCTTCGGGGAGCCAATAGGAGTTAGCCGTTGGACCGGTCACGCGGGGAATCGCGATGTTACCGACAAGACCGCCGAGATAAGTCACGCCGTCAAGGAACCGAATCGCGTTCAGAAGTAGTTCAATCAGGCTGCCGGCGAGAAGCTCAGTACCGACCAGTGCGCCGCCCGTCGTGAAGTTCGTGGCGGTTAAGGCGCGGGCAAAGGTCTGTCCCATTCGCTCGATTAGCTGGGATTCGTGAGCCATCCGCCGAGAGCCGATGCCATGGACCTCCTGGAGGCTGGAGCCGGTCACATCATTGGGAATCCAGAGGCCATCGGGCTCCTTCTTGTTGAGCTTCGCGACGGCATCGGATGCCTCGCGATAAAAGCCGGAAATCTTGTCCTGCTTGGTCCGGATGGACTCGAACTGCTGGAGCATCAGTTCGCAAATCCGGAACCGCTTTTTCTCCTTGTTAGAAAGGCCAATGGTCGAGGAAACGCCGGTCGTCTCAACCGTGCCCTCCTGGGACTTCGCCCACTCGTTCAGAAACTCAGTGTGAAACTTGACGAAGTCCGCGTCGTCGGCGATATGCTTCGCGGACACCCGAACAGCGATGGCTTTCGCGTCTTCCTTTTTCAAGCCGTCCGTGAAGTCGAGGATGCGCTTTTGCTTGGCCTTGAATTGCGCGATTGCGTCGTTGCCGACCTGGATCGTATCCACCGTCCTTTCCTGCGTGGTGGCAGCGGTGCCGGTCGTGGCGTTCGTGCCTGTGTCGCCTTCGCGGAAAAGATTGGAGGTGCGCTTCATAGAGGTATTCGGGTTATTCGCGGTATGTGAAGGATTGTTGTTTTCGTCAATAGGGTTTTGCATCCGAACGCGAATTTCGCGCGGCTTACCTTCTGGCTTTTGGTCACGCTGCCTTCCGACGCCGACGGTAATATCGGCGGGGATAGTTACCAAGCTGGCCTCGTGAACAGCGAACTTGAAACGGTAAACAGGAATTCCATCCTGCGCCCCTATGCACTCCCCGTCATCGGTGATTTTATAGCCGACGGAGGTATCCTTTAAGATTCCCTCTTCAATTTTCGTTCGGTAGGAGGAAACGTCTTCCGCCATTGAAACCTTGGCTTCAACGTAGCATTTTCCGCCTTGCAGAGTAGGGTCTGAAAGCAGCCCTAAAAGCACGTCGCGATTGTGATTAAAAAGAAGCGCGGCGCCGTTTTTTACGCGGGTAAGGTCCATGCCGTCCGGAGAATGGTCGAGAACCTCGTAGTACTCCTCATTATTCCAATAGTCATACCGCTTGTACGGATTATCACTGCTGATGCTGATGCGCATCGTTCCCGTCGCGGCATCAAAACTGCCGGTGTCGTTACGATAGAGGACTTGAGGAACCTTGATTTGTTTGAATTCAGGCATCAGCGGTGAATTGGTTTAGGGTCCCTGTCGATGGGGCCTGGATTTGGGCGGGGTTTACGCTTAGTGCCGGGAGCCATTTACGTGTTGTATGTTGCCGTTTCCGGTTCCGGTCAATGCTGTCTTTTCTTTTCTGGTGGCGGGTCAATTTGCACTCCGCTTGAAATGATCAGGATTTCCGCAGCGCCTCCGGCATCGATTGCGTGGATAATTCCATCCGCAACGGAAAGAACGTCAGCGTTTTCTGGAGGGCTTTTTTCAAGAATTTCCTCAAGTTCATCGCGCAGCCCCGCGATGTCTTCTTGATTTCCTTCGGACCAAAGTTTTGAAATGCGCGTCGCGCCGTCAAGATGTTCAACCCAGTCCCCAAATTCGCTCCAGCCGACATTTGATGCCAACTGGATGCATGGTCCGTCCTTGTCGAATTGAGCGTATATTGCCATTATTTTGCGCCTGCTGGAAGTTTTCGCGTCGGTGTTTGCATCATGGTTTTTACCTCAGCCATATCCTTGCATTTATACATTTTTGCGATCCGAAACGAACCAGCCCCGCGACAATAGTATATTTCACGCTGAGAGAGATCGTGCTTACCTGGTCCGTTCGCGTTAAACACCTTGGAATCATCAACAACGACGGTGTGAAACGTGGCCTTATTTTTTCTGGCCCATGTTCTTTTTCGGGCGAGAGCATCGCCCTTCATTGTTATTTTTCCATTAGAATTTTTAATGATAGTTTTTAACTCAACTCCGTCTGTGACTACTCCATCTTTTCCGCAGACAATATCCACCGGCTCATTGTCTTTGTAGGATAACCCGCCGAGTTGCTTCGCAATCTCAGGCTCGTTATGCTCCTCGGCGTATCGCTGTATTTTTGAATCGACCATAACATGCGAGGCCTTTGCTTTGGCGACGCGCTCCTGGGCGGTTTCTCCTGAGCTCGTCGGTTTTCCTTCGAGCGGTTTAGGATGCTTTCCCCCTTGAGGTCCAGAGCCTGGACCTCCTCTATTCGACGCGCGATTTAATTGTCGGATCATGTTCGTCGTCGTCTGACTTGGGCTTCGGAGGATTGGGTTTGTCGTCTTCGTCTCCTGCCTGTGCGGCGGCCACATGCGCCGGTGTGGCTGTGAGCATGGTGTCAATTCCAAGCTCCTCCATAAGCATTAAATCCTCGGCCTTTTGGAACATCAGTTCCTCAAAATCCTTTCCGTTCTCGGCGCTCTCCTCGGTCCAGTTGGATTCATTATTCTGAATCCGCAGCGCTGCCGCTGTGGCCTCTTTTACCTCGTCCACGCCCGACCAGCGGCGTCCCTGGAACACCGGCTTGTTGAATTTCTCGAATTTCTGCGCGGAGTAATCGAACTCCAGCACGCCCATAATCATCGACATTTCAAGCCAGTCTTCGAAAATCGGACGCTCGGCGCATTCGATATCCCATGTCTGGATGAGCTTGGACATTTCGTTCGTGTCGAGCCGACCAAGCCTACCTGCGCTGAAATTGATATTTTCCAAATCATTCGCTACCGTGTTGTAGTCAGCCCCTGGCATACCGGCGCAGATGGCGCGAACGGAATCTTTTCGGAAAGCGCTCGCGTTAGCGGACGGGAATTGGCTGTTTCGATCCGAGAATTTAACTCCCCACGGCAGCGCCCAAATATCGCCAGCGCTTCCCTTCACGCTCTTGAGTCCGGTCTTCGGATCAACCTGTGTTGCCATGCCGCCGTCTGGATTCAAGTCTGAGTAGAGGTATCCGACCTTACACGCGGCCTCCCGCGCGGCTACAACGTGAGCTAGTTGCCACTGGTCAAGCTGCCGACCCTGAGGGATGGTCGAGCAAATCCACGGCGCCGGCCTCGTACTATCCGCGTCCACCGGTCGCGCGTAATGGATAATCTCGTCGGCCTCGATTCGGACGTGAAGAGTCCCAGACGCGAAGTTGAACGCACCGGGAATCGTAAATTGCCAGTCCTGGGGCTGGCGCTTGATCATGTAGTACGCCACCGGCTCTCCCACTCCCCAAATGGTCATCTTGTACTCAATGCCCATGATCACGACATTCCCATTCGGGAGGATCGAATTAAAGAACCGGTCAACCCATTCGGAGTTGATAAGTTGGAGCGAGAACCCAAACTTATTGACCTTCGGACCCTTCATTTTTCGAATGAAAAAATCTCCATCCCGGACGGCGCTGATGAGGCGAAGTTGGCGGAGCGTATTGTATGTCCGCGTCTTGCGCCCGTCGCAGAACTGCGCCCGTTGCCATTGCTTATAGCCCCCCTCTACCCGCATGTTTGCAAACACGTCCGGCATCCCGACTTTGACCATCGCCTGTCCACGAATAATGTCATCAGTCGATGCCCGGGAGAGTTTTTCGGCTAGGTGAAATGCTCGGTACTGCTCTGCCTTGTAGCCGCTGTGACGTTCAGCCCATTGCAGGATGCGGTTGCGCCGCTTCTCGTGATCGAGGAGCGCCTTGGCTTCGTCGGGGCTGTACACCACGCGGTCTTCGGTCTCCTTAATCTTCATCCGGAGCATGATGCCTTCGTTTCCGAAGATGTTAGCCCAAAGGAGTTCGCGATACTTGATGTAGAGGGGGTTCGTCCTGAAAAGATCGCGGCAGCGGCTCGTCAACGCCCATGCGTTTTGCCACAAATCCGAATCCTCCCCGAGCATGTTGAAAGGCCAATCGAGGTTGGCTTTTCCTACACCCGACACCTCGCGATAGCCGCGCTCTTCGGTTCCGCTTACAACACGGTTTTCACGGCGAGCCGAGGTGATTCTCGAATCGAACTTTTTGATTTTTGCGATGAGGGATGATTTACTCATTTAGTATCCCAATCCTCGAAAGGGCCCGGGTCCGTTGAATGGGTATGGTTGCGCAATCGGCGCATCAAAAATGGTCGACACCATATCTGAGTTCGGAGCCCCCAGCAGACGTTGGAGCTGCGCGAGTTCGGCATTCACTTCTGCCTGCAACACGTACTTCTGCTTTTGGAGCTGGCCTAAATCCTTCTTGGTATAGCTCTGCCCATTTACCGTGACGGCCTGATTCGTCCCCTGAGCCAACGCCAGGATTGCTGCTGTGATTGCCGACAGCGCTTGTTGCGCCGGCGAGGCCGAAATCTGCTTTGTGAGGTCCGGCAACACCCACACCTGCCCATGCGTGCAGCTTTTTCTCTGAATCGGGTCCGTTAAATTTGTGAAAACGTAAACGGCGGTGTACTGCTCCGGAATTACGTTCTCCGTCTGAGATGGGACGACGGTGACAAGGAAGCTGCCATCCGGTTGACCGACGCCGGCAAACGAATCCGGATCAATATTGGCGGCGAACAGGACGAACAAGAGTCCCCACGCCGATGCCGGGTGCTCCGAATCGTTTACGGAAAAGGTAAGGCTGTCCCCCGCAATGAACTTGTGCGGGGGGCCAACGTGAACGGGTGCCGACATTTGCCGGACGTATGGCGGGGTTTGTCCGCCGTGGCAATTACTCTCTGCGACGGATCATCCGCCGACAATTCGTGATCTTTTCGGCTACCGTCTCAATTTTCATTCCCTCAGAGAGGAACCACGCATTGCATGCCCTCGAAATATCGTAGGTTGTCACGGTAGCGCCGTATTCCGAATCCCAAACCGCGTGACCTGGGGTTTCATCGGCTCTCCTGCGGCCTGCGTAGTTCGAGTTCGCCCGCTGCTGGGACGATTCGATTTTCAGACACCTTTTACAGACCCACGAGCCGCAATGCCGGTCCGTGGCGACCGTCCCGCAGTCGCAAAAATGGAGATGCTTCGAATTTTCGATCACACCGGATAAAATGTGGCATCTCCATTGCCAATCAGCGGTAAATAGGCACGCGCCAACGTGATTTTGTCCTCGTTTTTCATGTCGAGAAAATGAATCAGCCAGTCCCCAAGCTGCCACCGGCTCAATCCCGGCTGATGGGTGGCGTTCATCACTCTGGATGGCACGATTTTGACCGAACGCGCAATATGCGGCTGCGTCCGCATCAAATTCCAGAGGTGGTTTTGCCAGAACCACGGATATTTCAGCCAGATTTCCGCATCATCGATCAGCCGTTTCAAAAGGAGGTCCGCGCCGACGCCCTGCCGCCAGATACATACGTCATTGTTTATCGGCCACCAGTTCAACTGCTCGTTCGCCAGGGTCAACGGGTGATGGGTTGGCGCGATATTCTCCACCGGAAGACTGTGATTCATAATCAGCACATCCGCACCTAGACTTACGATAATTTGATGGTCCGCGAATTGGTCCAGGATGAATTGGAGTCCGGCAACATGGGATTCCGGCGTGTAGTCGCATTTTGCGACCGCGAGCCCGTAGCCGTGTCGCTCGCAATACCGTTTCATCACGGGGACGGTGATCGACGCAAGCTCCTCGTGCTTGGTTCCGATGCTGTGACTGGTGCAGAATAGGACTTTATCGCTCATATTTTTAGAATCATTTTCTCGTAATTATCCAAGCCGCGACCCCAATACCAACTCTAAATCCGATGATTAAAGAAAACGCAACGATTAAAAAAATGATCATACTTCAAATCCTCTCCCCTTCACCACGCAGCCAAGTTCCTCTTCCTGCTCCTCCTCAACTTCTGGCGTTCGTGGCCGCAGTTTATAAAGCCGCTTTCCCATATCCTCCGTGAACCTCCGGAGTGCCCCCAGCGCGTACCGCCAAGTATCCGCCGCCTCGTCCCGGCGTGAACCGGCATCGAAATTTTGAAGTTCAAGACCACCTCGTGTAAACGTAGTCACCTCAGCCGCAGTCAACTGCTTAAAATACTCGATGTCAAACTCTGGTTCGCGATCCGAAGGAAAATGTATGTATCCAGGACCCGGGGTTGTCAGCTTCAACCTGGCATAGAGGGTCTTCCATGAGGTTGCCTTTGACACGAGCCAGCACCGGGTTTTTCTGATGCCGGTCTTTCGAGGAAGATTCATCACCGGAAGACCGTGGCCGTCGATGCCCTTGATTGGGATTGCCCCGCGCAGAATCCGAGCTTGGCAAAATGCAATCGCCTCGTCCGTTTTATGCCGGGTATCCACGCAGAACCGTTCAACGGCGATCTTGTGGCCGTTCGCGTGCTCGTACTCGATTTGCAAAAATCGGTCGGCTTCGTCCCATACCTGCTGCTTTTCGGTGTTACCGTGAAAAACCTTATACTCGACCGGCCAGCATTCCTCCTCTGCCCCCCACCCTACCACCTGTATTTCGATCCGGTGCGGGTGAATGTCCATTCCAGCGGTCAGGATTGCCACGCCAGCCGGCACATGCTTCCCGTACTTTTCTCGCCTCGAATACAGCGGCATCGGCTCAACGCTCTCCGATCCGTCCTCTTCGAAGCACTCGCAAAGGAACGTGTTTACCCACGCCCTGAGCGCCTCTACGCCCCTGGACTTCGCGCGAAGGAATGCCTTGACCATCTGTTGCAGCTTGGTCTTGCTGCCGCGCTGGGGTCGCGAAAGAGAATAGATGCCGTTAAGGTGATACCCGCGCCGTGAAGCGAACGGCGCCATGGCTCGCCACTCCCCAGCCTCGATCATCTTCACCCGCTCTGAATCCGTGTGAGCGTATCGGCAGGCGGGGTCTTCACAGAGCAGCCGGGGATCATCACGTGTCCCGATTTTCGAGTCCCCAAAATCCACGTTCTCCCATCGGAGGGTCTGCATCCGGCCACACGCTTGACATGGGCAGTACCAGTACCGCTGGTCCGATTCCGCGAACAGGACCATGATCTTCGACACGTTCGGCGGCTGCATCTCCCCTGCCGGCCTGGGCTTCGATCCGCTGGGGGTCGAGGTGAAGAGTGAAAATGCGTCGTGAAAGTCCTCCTGACGAGCTTCGGCCAGCACCACAATGTCACCCTCTTTTCCGGCCGATTGCTGGCACCGGTCTACCTCGTCCACCGCTACGTCTCGGATAGGATCGGAACAAAGCTCGTTCGGCGTGTTTGCCCCCGCGATGTTCAACGCGCCGCCAGGGAAGGTCTTTTGCCGAATCGTGTTATTCCCATCCCGGCTCTTCATGCTGCCGCACAGCGGAGACAATACCGGGGTGTCCTTGATCATCGGCTGCACCCGTTTTTTTGAAAACCGTTCGGCGAGTTCGTTCGTCGGCTGGACGAGCATCATCGGCCCTGGGTTCAGGTGAATCTGCCGACCGAAGAAATTTAGGATCAATTCGGACTTGCCGCCAGTCTGCGCCGCCGCAACAAACACGATAGATCGGACATCCGGATTCGTCATCTCCCGCTGAATTTCCCGCTGGAAACAGCGGGACTTCCACCGACCACCGCGTGAGTTCGCCACCCTGGAGAGATACCGATATTCATTTGCCCACTCGTTCACGTCGAGCGACGGCGGCGGGGTGAAACATCGGAACCGGGTCCGTGTAAACCGCTGTACGCCTGCGGCCTCGGCCTCGGTCAGGGTCATTTCATTTCCTTCACAGCCTTAGCCCAGTCCAAATCCCCCAGCACCGCAATATCTTTCAATATCTCGTGCCGGTCGGCTTCCGGCAGTGCCGAGGACAGTATCCGCTGCCTAATCGGCACCAGCGTTTTCTGATTTATCAAGTCCAAGGTCGAAATCGGTAAAAGTTCCCCCTCGTCAATCTGGCGTTGTCGCTCCAGCGCCAGCCGCTCCTCACGGAGCTTTCCTACAGCTTCACTCTCCCGGTCGCCCCATACCATAGCCGCGATCTCCTTGGTGCTGTATCCACCGTCCGGGCCGGGCTCGATGCCAAGGGCACGCTTCCGCCTCTCCAGTTGCTCCCGATGCATCCCAAATTCCCTCGAGGCCTGTTGAAGATTCCAGCGTAGAGCGGGAACAGCCGGTTTTCCGCCGCGCCGTTTCGGCTTCTTCGGGGCTTTTCGGGGCTTAGTTTTTGGTTTAGTATGTCTCACTGGGGAAAAAATTGTAGCTAATTATACATCAAACCGGAACCTAACAGCTTTTTCTCATATGTGAGAGGACCCGCAGTTTTGAGAGCTTAGCATACCGCTTGCGCTCGGTCTTGAGGGTGTCGGCAAATGTCATGCCCCACCTTCCCTATTATTCGCGCATTACGCAAGATATATTTCGCGGATTACGC